TAATAGTGGTGGAACTGCAAGTGCAGTAGGTGGTGATGGTAGTCGTATTGGTGGATTACAAACTGATGCGTTAACTACAGGTGGATATATTACAGACTACATAAATAGTTCCGAATCTTATAATGGTTCTACTAATACATTTACATCAGAAGACCCTATGCCAAGTGCCATAGCTTATCATGCTATGGCAGGTACAGGTCATGAGAATGCGTATGTTTTTCTTGGTACTAATGCTTCTGGTGCAAAAAACATTACTTATAGGTATACTGGTTCTTCTTGGGAAACTTTAAATACTGCACCTAATTCTTTAAATAGTTTTTTAGGTGGTGGTACAGGAGAAGATTTTTTAGTAGTGCTTAAAGGTAGTAATGCTAGTATAATATGGAATGGCAATATTTGGTCATCAGGTTCTACTAATGGCGTATCTAGTCTTGATTTTTATTCAGGCTCACCAGATGCAGATTGTGGTGGTACATCAGCATGGGTAGCATTTGGTGGTGGTACAGGTTCAGGTGCAAGCACAGGTCAAGCAACCATAACACATCACGATAGGTAGGAATTATGATTTATTTTTATGCAAATCCATTAGCTTTCTACAAACATACTGATGCTCAAAGATTTAAACTTACAGGGTATCCGGGTGGTATATATAAGGCAGTAGACAACGCTGACTTTGGTGGTGGCGTAGAACATTGTACAGAATGGGTAGAAAAATATGGCTACGAAATAAAAACAAAAGCAGAAGCACAAGAAATAGTAGACGCTGGTATAACTGAACTTAATAACTATATGGCAGATGATAAACTTGAAGGTAGACCAGCATTAGTACAAGGAGCAATTACACTTGAATAATTTTCCAATGTTAAAAAAAGAACATAATAAGTTCTTGCAAGAATTAAAAACAGAGTTAGAAGATACCCATAACAAAGCACAGAAATATAGAACTGAAACTGAAATGCGTTACTCTGTGCTTAATGATGGTAGATTTCCTACAAAGGCTAGTAAATACTGGCAAGCTGTAAGAGAACAAAATGTATTTTATACAAATCTTAGGTTAGAAGCATACCAGTATAGAAAACTTTTAGTTGAAATAAAAAAACTAGAAAGAAGTATTGCAAAAGAAACAGACGAATTAGAACTAGAACTTTTACAAATAGAACTAGAAGAAAAATTGTGGGATAAAGATGAAAGAGAAAGAAATGGTGCTGACAGAGTAAGAGAAATAGAACATTGGTCAAGAATAAAAAAAGAACTAGATGATGGCACATTTGATACACAAAATGTAAACACACACCAAAAAGAATCTCTTAAATTACAGTTGCAAGAAAGAGCAAAAAACTTGACACCAGGCAGTAGTCAAGGTGAAATGATAAATGTTATAGGCCCACTAAAAACAATAGATGAAGACTTCAAAAAACAAATTGAAGCTCAAGAAAAGGCGATGTTAAATGGCAAAAATTATAGTTAGAAATTCAGATAATTTAGTTGTATTTTGTTTAGAAGATAGCCAAGATATAACTTTAACTGCTAACGAATGTAAGTTTACAAATGCAAATGGTACTAATACCTATGTGCAAGATATTAACTCTGGCACACATTCTGTATATACTGATGTTACTGCACCTACAAAATTTTGGGGAAATTGTTTTACATACATTGACGGCAACTGGTCATTTGATAGTGATACAATAAACACTATAAATGAACATAGAACAGCAAATGATTTACCAGAAATAGAAGTAGAGTTATAGGAGATAAGATGCCAAGTGAACAAGAATATATAGATGCAATAGCAGACTTAAACACTCTGTTAGCAGTTCGTGACTTGCGAATAAAAGAACTAGAACTGCAAATGATTAAAGCAAATAAACTAATAAAAGGAGCAGATAATGCCGGGAACAATGAAAAGAAAGATGGGCAAGGGAATGAAGAAAAAGACGATGGGCAAAAAAAGAAAGATGAAAAAACCAGCTAGAAGGATGTACTAATGGCACCTAAAAAGAAAGTAAAAAATATTACTGTGAAGGGTGTTAGTATGGCAGGTCTTACACCAAGACAGCAGCAGACTATGAAAAAACATGGCAAGCACCACACAGCGAAACACCTTAGAGATATGAAAAGACGTATGGCTAAAGGTACTTCGTTTACTCAAGCACATAAACAAACGCAGAAAGCAGTAGGCAGATGATGAAAATATTTACATCCTTGTTACCTTTGATGCCACAACCATACAAGAATATTGTAAAGTTCTTCTTGGCTACACTTAAAAATGTAGATGAAAAAGAAGAGCTTGTAAGAATAGGAAACCTATTTGCAGATATACTTGAAGACGGCAAGGTTACTCCTCAAGAGTGGCTTACATTAGCAGGAAAAAATGGATTAGGTATACTAAAAGGTAATGGCAAGTAAAACTAAAAAAAAGAAAAAACGAAAGTTCGCATCAGTTCCCAAGACTAAGGGAGGTGTGCCAAAGAAGTATGTTAGGGGTGCAAAGAACCCTAAGGCTAGAGAAGCAGAGATCAAAAGAACTGCAAGACTGTACCGACAAGGCAAACTTACTAAGGCCATGATGGACAAAATAAGTAAACAAAGGAGCAGAGGATAATGGCAGCAGGAAGATATAAAAGCATATCAGGTGCAAGCAGATACTCTAAGTCTACTCTTGATAAGGTATATAAAAGAGGACTTGGTGCATACTATTCATCTGGTAGTAGACCAAAGGTTTCAGCTCACCAGTGGGCTATGGGAAGAGTAAAGTCTTTCGTAAGTGGTAAAGGTGGTGCAAGAAAAGCTGATTCAGATCTTCTTAGAGGTGGCAAAAAGAAAAAAACTACTACTAAGAGGAAGAAGAAATAATGCCAAGAAAGAAGTTTCAGAATCCAAAAGGTGGACTAAACGAAGCAGGCCGAAAGTTTTTCAAAAGAACTGAAGGATCAAATCTCAAAAGACCACTTAAATCAGGTACATCCCCTAGACGAGTTAGCTTTGCTGCACGATTTGGTGGCATGGCAGGCCCTCTCAAAGACAAGAAAGGTAGACCTACTAGACTCAAGTTAGCTCTTAAAGCATGGGGATTTGGTAGTAAAGAGGCTGCTAGAAACTTCGCAAAAAGACACAAGAAAAAGAAAGGAAAGAAGTAATGCCAAAACCAAAAGGTAAAAAGAAATACAGTAAGGCACAGATGAAGATAGCTAGAGTTGCACCTCCAAGAAACAAGATTACAGGTGCAGACTTTAAGAAACTTAGAAGGAAGAAAAAGAAATGATGGGAAAACTTAGACCACAAATATTTTTAGCAATCATTGTTCTAGGTATATTATCAAGCATTGGAATAGTCTATGAGTACAACGAAATAGCAACTGGATGTGTTGGTGGTATAATAGCACTAGGCATGAAAGTATTGGAAAGTGAGTAGGAAGAAAGTAAAGAAAGAA